GGCTACACGGGGAACGTCCCTGCCGACCGGATCGCTGGGGTGGTGCACGGCGACGAGTTCGTGGTGCGCGCGGATTCGCGGCGCCGGATCGAGAACGCGCTCCCCGGGCTGCTGGACTACCTGAACAACAACGGGAAGCTGCCGCTGCCCGGCTATCAGGGCGGCGGCCGGGTGCAGCTCGGCAACATCAGCGGCCCGGGTATCACGACCGGTGAGCAGCAGTCCATGTGGGATGCGGTCCGCTCGAAGTTCCCCGACGCGATCCTCTCCAGCGCAACCCGCACGGTCCAGACCGAAGGCCACCCCGACTACCACAACGCCGGCCGGGCAATCGATATCAGCGGGCCGGGTATGGGGGCGATCGCGTCGTGGATCGCCTCGACCTTCCCCGACAGCCTCGAGCTGATTCACTCCCCGTTCGGGCACAACATCAAGAACGGCAAGAACGTCGGCGACGGTGTCGGCTTCTACGGCGGCGGGCTGATGGCCGCGCACGCCAACCATGTGCATTGGGCTCTGGGGCATGCGGCGAAGGTGTCGCAGCCCAATCCCGCGGATGCGGCACCGGCGGCCAGTGCCGAGTCTGACAGCGCCGCGGGGGCGTCGAGCTCGTCGGGGATGTTGTCGGCGTTGGGCGTCGGAACCACGGGCACGTCGGTGGATTCGAGCAGCGGATCGTCCACCAACCTCAGCGCGCCCGGATCGCTGTCGGGGATCGGGACGTGGGCGGGCCAGCAGGCAGGCACTCAAATCGGCGGGGCCGTCAAGAATTCGATGGGCGGTCAGCTACCCAAGCAGGCGGAGACCGCGGTCGGCGGGCTCGGCGACCTGGGCTCTGCGGCCGGCCAGTTCGTCGACGGACAGGTCGGGTCAGCGCTGGAGGCGTTCGGGATCAACGGGTCGCCGGGCTGGCTGAAAGGACTGTCGACGATCGTCGGCGGCATCTCGATCGGCGGCGGGGGTGGTGCTTCTTCGGTGGCCCCGGTCGCGTCGGCGGTGAACTCCGCTACCCCCGCGGCGGCCTCGGCGATCGGCAGCGTGCACGGCGGCGGCGGCGGAAAGCCCGGCCCCACGTTCAACACGACGATCACCGCAGGCGACACCGAGCAGGCATTCGTGCGGTGGCAGCGCTGGCAGAACGAGCGGGCCTCGGCGAACCTGGGCCGGTACTGACATGGCAGTCGCCACAATCACATTGGAGTCGCTGGTCAACGGTGAGGTCGTTGACAGCGTTGTGGTGTCCGCACCTGATGACGACTTCATCGACGGCGACATCATCCTCGACACCAACCCTGACGGCGTCTACGACACCGGTTTCACGCTGCGCACCCAGTCCGGTGCGTTCGAGAACGGCGGCCGGGTCGTCGGCGAATCCGTTCCGATCCGCCAGATGACGTTGCCGTTCTGGTTGACGCCGGCGACCAGGCCGCGGTTCCAACGCTTATGGGGGACACCGCGGAACCTGCGGAAGGTCCGCTGGGTTTACGACGGCCCATCAGGTCGGCGCACGCTGATCATCCGTCTGGCCAAGGAGATCCTGTACACCACCGAGGACGGTGCTGACGCCGATATCGACGGCGTCTACCACGCTGTCGTGTCCGCGGTCGCGGTCAATCCGATGTACGAGGGCATCGAGGATGTGCAGGAGTGGGTCAACTCGACCGCCCAGTTCGATGTGACCATCCAGGCCGACGGCGGAGATTTTGCGCTCAGCTTCGGCGGGCAGACCACCAGCAGCCATTTCGCGGTCTTGGTGGCTGCGGTCGGTGGAACCTTCACCCTGACATTCCGGGGCCAGACCACTTCGGCGATCCCGTGGAACGCAAGCGCCACAACGGTTCAGGCCGCGCTGGCGGCGCTGAGCACAGTCGGCGCGGGGAACGTCACCGTGACCGGTGTGGCGGCAACCGCCCTGTCAGCCGGCAAGTACCGGGTCGCGTTTGCCAATGTGCCCGCCGGATCTCTCACTGGATCCGCATCCAGCCTGACGGGCCTGGGGCACAGGGTGGAGATCAGCACCGGAATCCCTTGGGACGTGAGTGCCGCGTCACTTCAGGCCGCGCTGGCGGCGCTGAGCACAGTCGGCGCGGGGAACGTCACCGTGACCGGCGCCCCGGCGACGGCAAGGACCGCCGGCCACTACCGGGTGTCGTTCTCTCCCGGTGTCAGTGGCTCGCTGACCGGAAACCGCGGGAGCCTGACGGCTAACGGCTTCTGGGGTGACATCGGCCTCTCCCATGGTGAGGTCACGGTCGGCTATGCGGCGGCGGGCACGGCCTGGTTCGCGGTGTGGAACCCGACCGATCAGCCGCAGTGGCTGGAGTGGACGTTTGACCCGGCGCAGTGGCAGTTCCCCGACTTCGGGTTCGGCCAGGAGCGGTTGTGGAATCGGGCGGTCGGGCAGGACGCGGCGCGGATGATCGTCACCCCTGTGCTGACCCAGAAGCTCAGCGTGATGTCGGACCCGTTCATGGACACCTACGTTTCGGCCGACTTGTCGAACGCGGCCGGCCTGTTCAACGGTGTTGAGCCGATCTATGCGGTCCCGCCGTACACAGGCACTGAGGACGGCCCGATCCTGGTGCCGGTCATCTGCACCGGGCCGGCCGGCGCGAAGTGCACTCTGCGGCAACGCCGTTTCTGGTCGGCCGAGTCGGGGCTGGAAGCGGAATGAGCATCGCCGACGGCGAACCGCCGACCGAATATCAGACGCCCGGCCAGTTGACCCTGCCCATCGCCGCAGGGTCGTCGACGACCGGACTGTGGTGCGACACATGCTCACTTCCGAGCCGATGCGACATCCCCATCTACGCACTGGGCGCTGACGGACCAAGCCTGATCGGCATACAGAGCATCTGCACCAATGCCAGTACGGGCGGGCATCACTGATGACGGTCGCGACGTTCGCTGAGCCGTTCACCGGCACCGACCACGACGACTTCGCGCAGTGGGCGCGGGAGATCCGCGAGTACCGCATCGAACGGGCCTACGACCGTCCTGGCGTCAAGCTCTACGACGGCGACTGGATATACCGCGGCACCGTCCACGGCGAGCTCTCCGGACACCTGAACCCGCTGGTGAACGAGACCGGGACGATCCAGCTGCGGCTGCCGATCGACCTGGATGACCGGCGCGGCACCTGGGCGGCGTTCTGGGCCCTCGACGAAGAGGCCCGCGGAACCTCCAACATCCACATCATCGTCGAGACGATGGGCGCCCGCATCGGCGGCCGCATGAAGAGCCAGAACGGTGTCACCGTCGTCCGCGGTGAGCACGGCGACGAAGTCATCATCGACTTCCTCGACGACATCGAAGAACTGAAACACGTTCACACGGCAGCGAATCCATTCCTGCCGATGGCGCTGATACAGCAGCCCAAGGTGTGGATGCTCCTGGCCAAGGCCGATCACGGCATCAAGCTCACGATGGCGGTCAACCTGCTTCGCCTGCAGGTCACCAACATCGACCTGTCGGTGATCACCGACCTGCTCGACCCGGACCAGTGGCCGGTCAACCCGCTGGACTTGTGGGCCGATTCCCAGATCGTCGTGGTTCCGCGGAAGCTGACCGATTCGGTTGCCCCGTCGGCGTTGGTCGTGGGGTCGATCCGCACGTCGATCTTCGACGTCGCCGCGCCGATCCTTGAAGACGCCGAGCTGCAGTGGTGGACGCGGCGCTGGTTCAAAGGCGATCCCGAGCCGTGGCCCGGCGCCGGGACGGACTGGCGCGACGGCACCCTGTTCGTCGACATCATCGACAAGTCGGGATTCCGGCAGGGCACGGCGATCGGCGGGAACCTGTTCACCGGTTTCACCCGGTCGATCGCGTCGTTGGTGTCCAACCATGTCGAGGACTCCTACGACCTGTTCACCGGGGAGACGATCGACGAGACCGGCTATCGGCTGCCCGGCAAGCTCGGCACGCTGGCGCCGCACCCCTACGTCGTCTACCGCGACGGCGACATCACCGGGATTCAGACCTCGGAGTTCTCCCGCTCCCCGGGCGGTCCTGGACGGATCACCGTCGGTGGCCGGTCAATGCCCGGCGTCAACGAATTGATCTCCGGGGCAATCAACTACGGCGGGGACGTACTGGGTGACAACCTGTCGATCGTCATCTCCCAGTTCGCCGGCTTCTCCTTCTCGATCGGGTCACTCGGTGGCGGCATCGACGCATTTCTGAACCCGATCTACCGCGATTCGATCCTGGCCTACATGTCAGTTCCGTTGTTGGCGCGGACCGAGAAACAGGGCTGGGGCCACTACCTGGAGACGACGTCGACGAACGTCACGCAGGCCTACACCGCCGCCTCGACGATGGACATGCGTGCCCGCCGCCGCGCAACTGACCCGGACACGGCGTTCACCCTGAAGGTGGCCAACGCGGCCCCATACCTGATCGGGGACAACGGGTTTGGGCATTGGTGGCTCGGTGACCGGGTTGGCGGCACGCAGAAGTATCTGATGCCGAGGGTGTTCGTGCGGCGCTGCCTGAGCCTGGACATCTCTTGGGACGTCAACGGTTTGGCGATCGAGGGGCAGTTCGGTACGACACGCAGCAAGAAGGACGGGTTTGAACGCATGACGGAGCTGATCGCCAAGGCGATGGGCGGCCTGCAGGAGATCGGGCTGTGGTGACCGAACCCGAGAAGGCCGCCGAGCCGCAGCCAGCCGAAGCCGACACCCCCCAGAAGTTGACCCCCGAGTCGGCCAACACCATCGCCGACCAGGTCATCGCCGACGTCACAATCCCGAAGAAGGTCCCCGCGGTCGACGACATCGACGGCCAGACCAAAGCCCTCGGCGGTGCGCTGGCCTCCGCGCTGCTCACCGCAACCGAGGTCCCGATGACCACCCTTCAGCCGGTCGTCGGCGCGCTCGCCTCACAACTCGTCGCGCTCGGCATCCGCCAGACCGAGCACGTCGACCCCACGGCGATCCACGCGCCAGCCTGGATCACCGACGGGGTGCGTCAGCAGTCCGTTGTCGTGCCGCCGCCGCCCGACCACACCGACGGGGAACCGTTCACCGCGCGGACCGCGGTCGCCCCGGAGCCGCCGAAGCGGATCCCCAAGCATGCCCGCGCGGTACGGGTGGCCAGGTGACGACACCGGGTGGTGTGCCCAACCTTCCGGTCGGGGCGCTGACGGTCGAAACCCTCGCCGAGCGGCTGCAGGATCAGTCCGCGGCGGCACACCGGGCGCGGGCCGCCGAGCGGATGCCCGGCGCGCTGCTGGGCAACTCCCATGGTGGCAACCCGCTCAGCGACCTGTCGCCGTTCGGGCTGATCTTGAAGATCTTCGCCGCGGTGTCCTCCCGCATCGCCACCGCGGACCCTGCTGACATTCAAGGCCCTTCGGATCTGCCGACGCTGTTCACCGATTTCATCGAGTCGCTGCCGATGGCCGGAACCGAAACCCTCGATTCGATCTACGCGAAGCTGTCGGAGCTGCGGGACCGGGCCGACGAGATGTTCAGCTCTCAGCTGGACATGCAGTTGGCCAACGCCGCCGCGGACGCCCTGGTGGATTGGAAGGCCCGCGCCGGCTCGAACTTGTTCCTCGATCCGGAATTCTCTGTGGAGTTGAAGCGGTTCCCGGTATCGGACCTGCAGACCTCCTCGTATTCTATTGGCGAGCAGCACCATTCGGGTTTGAAGTCGTGGAAGTGGTACCACCACGCCGGGGTCGAGTGCGGCCTGAAACTCGCGCCGACGACGCGGATCAATCACTACCAGGTCGAAGCCGGTGAGATTTTCGCCCTCTGGGCGTGGGTCCACCCCGACGCCGCGAATGCGACGTCGCCGGGCAGCATCCGTATCGGCGGGACCCTGACCGACGAGTCGGGTGTGCTGCCCGACCAGGACATCTACGCCGACTTCCCGCTCAACGGGCCGGACATGGTCAAGGGGCAGTTCAACAAGATCACCGCGTCGGTGACTATCCCCGATGGTTATGACCGGGCGGTGTTCTGGGTCAAGTCGACTGCCAACGTGACGGCGAATTTGCTGTTCTTCATCGACAGCTGCGGGGTCCGCGAGAACACGGCGCCGGCCAAGGCGCAGGCGCAGGCCGATTTCGCCTCCTTCGTCACCGATCTGAAGGCGCGCGCCGGCACGAATGCCTGCTTCGATCCGCGTTTCTCGCTGGGCCGGGCGGTGACCAGATTCCCGTTCAACGTGGCCCAGGACTTCGACTACACGCACGATCAGCACCTCACCGGCCTGTGGTCGTGGAAGTGGGTGCAGAAGACCAGCGCCGCCTGCGGTTTGGTGCTGGCGCCGACCCCGAAGTACGACAGCTACCAGGTCGCCGGGGGCGAGTCGTACTTCGTGAAGTCCATCCTGATGCCGGATGCGACCAACTCGACGGCCGGCGCGGTGCGGGTCGGCGCAACGCTGACCGACTCGACCGGAACCCTGTCGCCGATCGACATGTTCGTCGAGACGGCGTTGTCATCGGCCGACGCGGCTCGCGGCCAGTGGAATCCGCTTTCGTGCACGCTCACCGTCCCTGACGGCTTTGACACGGCGAAGTTCTGGGTGATCGCCACCTCGGCCACGGCCGCGAACAACGTGTTCTACGTCGGTGCTATCTGCGTGCGGGAGACCACGCACCCCCAGTCGATCATCGACAAGATTCACGAGGCGATCCTGGGCGCCGTCCCATCGTCGCCGCAGCCGGTGGGCACGGTGGTCGACCGGTTTAAAGAGGCGTGGAGCAGTTTCTGGGACGGTCTGCATGGCAGTACCGGATCGACTGGGAAGTTGCCGTCGGATGTGCAGGTTGCTGCTGCCGCGGTGCGGTCGGCGGCTGCCACCGCGAGTACGAATGCGGCGACGGCGCAGGCGAGCGCCTCGACGGCGCAATCGACGGCGAACACTGCTGCTTCTGACCTGAGCAGTTCTCTCAACAACATGGCGGCAGGCCTGTTGGGCGGTGCGCAGACGGCCACCCCATTGACGATCAAGGACAAAGTCCTGGCGGCGTGGGCTCAGCTGTTCGACGGGTTGAACGGCTCGTCGGGGTCTTCCGCGCGGCTGATCACTGAGGTGGGAACTGCTGCTTCGGCGGTGAGGTCGACAGCGAGTATGGCGAGTACGAATGCGGCGACGGCGCAGGCGAGCGCCTCGACGGCGCAGACTGCGGCGTCGGGAGCGCAGTCGGCGATTGTGGCGACCAACACCGCTCTGTATGGGGGTTCATCGGCGGGGTCGACGATCCTCCCGGCGGCGTTGCCAACGAAGCTTCAGACGCTCGGCTCGGGCTTCGTGATGCGCAAGACCAGCGGAACAATCAGTGTGTCGTGCAGTGCAAACACGGCGACGGGCATCCGGTTCAAAACCTCGGACTACGACGCGTCTGCATCCAACACCGGCGATTACACGGTGTCGAGTGATGGCAGCGGAAGGCTTCTGGTCACGGCGACGGTGGCCGGCTGGTACATGGTTGAGGTTGCGTTCGGGATCAAGCAGACCGCGCGGGCGGTCGGGTATCGGATTGCGGCGGCGGTCTACAAGAACTCCGGCAACATGCACAAGGTCGGGTCGACGGTCGACTACTTCGGATCGCTCTCTGCGCAAATACCTTTCGCCTGCCAGGGGGCGTTCATTGTCTACCTCGACGGCTCCGAGTATGTGTCTCCGGGGGCGTTGCTGTACAGCCAGTCCACGATCAGCAACTTGGACATCATTGGCACGAATTTCGGTGCGGATACCTATTTTTCGGTGTCGCTTCTGAACAGAAGTCTTGCCTAGGAAAGGGGATTCATTGATGGCTGGGGAGTATCTGACATACGCGGCGAAGCGCGATCCGGCGACGGGGCACATTGCGATGCGCACCAAGTTCCCCGAGGACGAGTTCCCGCAGCTGGCGTGGCTGGTGGTGACCGATGATGCCTGCCACCCGGCGAAGACGGCCGATGTTGACTCATGGGATGACCTACCTGATTGGACGCCGCCCGCGCCTGAGGGTGAGGGCTGATGTCCAATCTCTTTTCCCCGCCTCCGACAGCGGAGTTGCCTCTGTCGTTGAGCCGGGATTTGATCGTTGTGTTCCGCAACAAGGTTACCGGCTCGGATCCGGTTGAGTACGTGGACTTTCCGCCCGATGTCACTGTCAAGGTGGTGATCGGTAAGAAGGCTGCGGAGATCACGTCGACGGGTTCGGTGTCGGGGCATGATGCGACGTGCCGGATTGAGTCGGAGCTGACTGACACGGTGCGTGCGGGTGCTCCGTGGCGTGTTGTCGTCTCTCAGGACAATGACACCAGTGTGGATGATGATGTCCCGTTGAATGGCCTGGTGGCGCGCTATGACGGTGCCACTGTGGTGCCGGCTGGTGCTGGTGGCGGGTTGTCGATGGACATCGAGTTGTCGGCGACGTTTGCCGGTGTGGCGATGGCCGTGGTTCGTGGTGCTGTGGGTGACACGGGTGCGACGGGGAACACGGGCGCCACGGGTGCGGTCGGGGCCACGGGTGCCACTGGAAACACGGGTGCGGTCGGTCCCACGGGTGCGTCCTTCACTTGGCGGGGTCCATGGGATGAAACCCAGAGCACCGACTACTTCTCCAATGATGTTGTGTCGCGGTCTGGTTCGACGTTCGTGTGCACGGTGGATCACACGGTGGGCGATCCGCTGCTGTTCCCTGCCCGTTGGTCGCTGTGGGCATCCGTCGGCGCTACCGGAGACACGGGCGCAGTCGGCGCGACAGGTGCGCAGGGGATTACCGGCGCGACCGGTGCGGTCGGCGGAACGGGTGCCGTCGGTCCCACGGGCGCGGTCGGAAACACCGGCGCGGTCGGAAACACCGGCGCGACCGGAAACACCGGCGCGGTCGGCAACACTGGCGCGGTCGGAAGTACCGGGAACACCGGAGCCACCGGGAACACCGGGAACACGGGTGCCACGGGTCCCGCGGGTGCCTCCGCCCCCGCCGGCCTGCTCCCAGGTCCGGTGATTGCGTCTCGGTCGCTGGTTGCATCTGATGTGCAGACCGATGCGGGGATGTTCTCCCGCACCCGCCACACGGTCCAGTTCGCGGCTGCGGATCTGCGAATTGTGTACGGCAACTACAACATTGGGACTGGTGACCAGTTCCCCGCCAACTCGATCAAAGTAAAGGCGTCATTCGAGTATCCAAAGGGAACCTATTTCCCGGTCCAGTTCGCGGCTGCGGATTCTGATGGCTGGGTGACGATCCGGCCTGGTGGGTTCGCGGTGTCGATGCCGTTGTCGATCGACGTGGCGGCGGGCGACGTGCTGTTCGCGAATTCCAACGTGATCCCGCTCAGCGGCGGCTCCTATCCAGTCGCGAAGTTCGCCAGCATTGGGAACACGGACTGGGAGTACCGGGTGCCCAATACCACCGTCGACTACACGTCGGCGCTGCCAGCCGGGGGAATCAACACGAACGGCAACTTTTACGCCCCGCACGCCATCTGTGGGATGCCAAAAGGACTGACCGGGAAGCGTCCACCGCAGGTGTTCGTGTGGGGCGATTCCATCGCCGAGGGAAGCGGCGATAGCGGCGCACCACCGTGGGGCACCTATGACCAGGGGTGGATTCGCCGGGGCCTGAACAATCAAATCCCCTACGTCTGGGCTGCCAGATCCGGCACCGGCGTCCTCAACTTCAACGCCAACGCCAAGCGGCGAGGCACCGCCACGCTGATGGCCGGATGCACTCACGCGATCGAAGCGTTCGGGGCAAACGACCTCGGCGTCACCACCCTCGCGACCTACCAGGCCACGCGGCTCGACTTGTGGAATCTGATGGCCAGCAGGGGAATCAAGGTGTTCGCCACCACCGTCACGCCGCGCACCGACTCGACGGACTCGTGGGCAACGACGACGAACCAGACGACGAAAGCATGGGAGTCGAGCCGGGTGACGTTCAACGACTGGCTGCGCGGCGGCGCGCCCCTCGTAGCCGGTGCGCCGGTGGCAGTCGGCACCACTGATGCCGTGATCGCCGGGCAGGCGGGACATCCCCTGTTCGGCTGTATCGACACCGCCGATGCAGTGGAATCCGCACGCAACAGCGGATTTTGGCGGGTCAACGGGTCCGCGAACTATGCGACCGCCGACGGGCTGCATCCCTCGCCCGCCGCGCACCTGCTCATGGCGGCGACCGTGCCGCTGGCTGCGTTCGTCCCGGCATGAGTAGCCAACGCCATCGGGCAACTGATCTCGGCGGCAGGGCAGATGCTCGCCACCGTCACCACCGACCCGCCCGTCGTCGACCCGCCCGCATGACGCGTCTCACCCTCGCAGCCCTACTCGCAGCCGTCCTGATGGGCGGCTTTTTCGTGGCCGCCACACAGGCAGTCGCGGGGGAGACCTGGCCGCAATGGTGACCTACGGACTGCCCGCCGGGGCGAACATCACCTACGGCTCACCCGGCTTCCCTGCGTGGGTCTACCAGCTCGGCGCCGCGTTCAACCTTCAGGCCTCCACCTACCCCGGGCACCAGGAGAGCGAGCGCGCCGAAGCCGGTTTCACCCCGAACCCGCAGCACCTCAACCGGGGCATCGACTGGACCGGCACAGTGCCGAACATGCAGCGATTCGCCGAATACCTGCTCGGCGTCAAAGGCGCACTGGAGCAGGTGATCTGGCAGAACCCGAATACCGGGCAGCGGGTGGGAGTTGCGGGCGGCGATGACGTCACCAACACCCCGTACTACCAACAGGATTTCGGCGATCACACCGATCACGTTCACACGCGGCAAGCCGCACCGATACCGATGCCGGGAGGTTCCACCATGCCCGCCGAAGCCCCGCGACCCGATTTCAACGAGTACCCCGTGTGGAGTCCATCCAACCAGGACCGCGGCGGAACCAAGATCGACCTGTTCCTCCTGCACACCCAGGAAGGCCCCGGTAACGCCGACAGCCTGGCGCAGTTCCTCGGCAACCCGGCCAACTCCGTGAGCTACCACTACACGGTTTCTGAAGACCCGAACGACCACGGTGTCACCGTGTGTGACGTCGTCGACACCGACCTCGCATCATGGTCAGTGCTGAGCGCGAACAACCGAAGCATCAACCTGTGCTTCGCCGGGTCGTCGGCGAATTGGACTCGGACGCAATGGCTTGCGCAGTCCCGCGCGATCGACGTCGCCGCCTACCTGGCCGTGCAGGACTGCCGCAAGTACGGCATCCCGCTGACCGTGATCGCCCCGCCCTACACCGCTGGGCGCGCGGGGATCTCCGACCACAACTACGTCACCAAGGTCCTCGGCGACGGCACCCACACAGACGTCGGCCCCCACTTCCCGTGGGACGTGTTCGCCGCGCGGGTCGCCTTCTGGGCCAATCCCGCCGCGCCGGCCCCGGCTCCGAAGCCAGCACCAGCACCAGCTCCCACACCCATTCCCGCACCGGCGCCCGTGCCTGCCGCGAAGGACCGCACCGAGTTGGAGTGGCTGGCGTTCCTCGGCGACCAACCCTCGTTGACCCGGGTGCTCACCCTCGCCCGCGGCGGTGACACCCGCGCGCTGCTCGTCCTCGCACGCATCGAGGCAGCCAACCCGGCTGCCCTGCAACAGTTCAACGGAAAGGCCGCATGATGTCCCCGAAATTCCGCCAGACCCTCTACGCGCTGGGAACGGTTGCGTTCGCCATCCTGACCGTCCTGTCGACGGTGCACCTCATCGACCCGAACGTGGCCGCGAGCGTGTCCGCGGCGATCACCGCCATCCTCGGAGTCTTCGGTGTCTCCATCTCCGGGGTTGCCGCCTACCAGGTCACCAAGCAGACGAAAAACGGTGCGTTCGACGAGGTGTCACCCGAGGATCAGGTCGTCAACGGCCTCAATGGCGTGGTCGCGGCGAAGGCTGCCGCCGATGCCGCAGTGGACAAGGTCAAGGACGCCCTGGGTAACGCGGTGTCGCAGGTTCCGGTGCTGGGCCCGGTCCTCGGTCCGCTGGCACAGCAGGCGCTCAACAACCTGCCCCGGTGACCACTGTCCTGACGGTCAGCG